AATTGGCACAACAAAGATGATTTCGAAATATGGTCATTGCCGCCATCGTTTATTTTATACTATCATTTGAAACGGGATTGGAACGCCGTTTTGAATTACATCGGTATAAAACAATCGGATGAAATCAAATATCCGTTTGAAATATTCCCGGGTCAAATACGGGAATCGTTGTTCGAGGTCGCCAACGAACGTTCCATGTCGCCGGAGTTCCTTGCAACGGCCGGAATTTGGACTATTTCATCCCTTGCCGGTAGTGCGTACACATCCGACATCGGAGGCGCTAAAAACATCTTATTTTGTTTCCTTGTGGCACCCATGTCCGTTGGAAAATCACCGGCATATGAAACCATGTGCCAAAACCCAATGAAGGTGATCCTGGATGAAACGGACGCCGATCATGATGAGGCCGTCAAACAATGGGAAGGCCGCAAAGCAAAGGCCATGAAAACAAAGGAACATTTTTTTGAACCCAAACCGAAACGCATCATTCCATTTTTAAAGGACGGAACAACCGAGGGATACATCGCCCTTTGCATGGATCAACCGGCCGGGATTGGAATATACATTGACGAGGCCGAAGATATTATGAACGCCGGGTCATTCAAAAAAGACAACAATTCCATTTCGTTTATGACGCAGGCATTCAATGGGGGCCGTTACGTTCAATCCAGGGCCAACCGGGAAAACGAAAGGATTGTGAAAAACATGAACATCAACTTGCTCATGGGAACACAAACGGAACGATTGCACAACATATTCAGTAAGGACAAAATTTATTCCGGATTCGCATCCCGTTTTTTGATGTGCGAATCCGATTATAAATTACTGAATGTCGAATCCGATCCATTCAGCAAACGCCGGGAAATCCATTCCGATTGGATTAACATCCTGGGCAAGTTGTTCGACCAGGCCAGGCGGTTCAATACCGGTGAAATTCAACCGATCAAAATCGGCATAACGGACGACGCGATAGAACTTTATCGATCTAATCATAAGGTTCAATTAACCGAGGCCAACGAACGGATTTCCAATCGGTTAGATGGTTACATTTTGGGAACACATGCGAAAATGTCAAACTACATTTCACGTTTAACCCAGGTCGTTGCCATCATGCAAAACCCAACAAACCCGGTCATCACAAAACATATCGTTGAAATTTCAAATCGTTTGTACAAATACTATTCCGAAACAACATTGCGCATGATCGGCAAACTATTCGACACCGCAGAAACGGGATTGCCTACGGAATTGAACAATTTGTTTATGGCCTTACCGGATGAATTTAGCAAAAAAGATGCGGTCGAAACATGCAAGCGCATCAACTTACCGGCCAGGCGTTTTGAAACGGCGATGCGGATAAAGGATTTCGCGATGTTGTTTAATCGTGCCGAACACGGAAAATACACAAAAAAGTGAAGAAAAACACCATCATAATCACCAATAAACACCACGCCGTGGCTTGGAAACCCGCGCCCACAAAGGATATCCACCATATCCACTGTTTTTCTATAAGATATAAAAAATATATCTATCTATATATAAAAAGATATAAAGAGAGATAGTGTAGTGGTGTTTTTGGTGTTTATGGTGTATATCCGCGCCAGGTCTACGTTTCAAGCGAAAAACACATGGTGTTTATTGGTGTATTTGAATTTCAATTAAAAAACATAGTAATTTTATATCCGTGAACGCAAAACAAATCATCGAGCAATTGTACCGGTCGGACGACCTGGAAAATTGTTTGGCGCGCATTCAACCGCCCGACATCCGGGACGATGTCAAACAACACGTTTTCACGGAATTGTTGTTGAAACCGGACGAGGACATCCTTGATTTGTTTCAACGTGGCAAATTAGCCGCATACGTGGCCAAAATGCTTGTAAATATGGTAAGGTGGGAACGATCATCATTCCGGAAATTACAAGGCCGGGAAACGGCTTTAGAATCGTTTTCCGATATTGCCGATGAACAACCGATTGAAATCATTGTTGTACCTTTGGAAAAGTTGTATTGGTATGATGCGAAAATGTTGGAACTTTACGCGGAGCATGGAAGTTATAGGAAAGTGGAGGCGATCACGGGAATTGAATATTCCGGCATCTGCAAAACAATTAAAAAAGCAAGAATTGAAATAAAAAAACATATTGATTTATGAACGACACAATCGCAACTGAACCCGGAACAACAACAATCGAACAATCGCCATTTCATGTGGAATTCCGTTGGAAAAACATCACATCCAAAATCACATTGGAAAACGGCGAGGATTTGATAAAAATATCAATGTTGTTATCCGAACTTTTATCATCGAACGGAATCCTAAATAAATTGGATATAACATCCGAAAATCTTTAAAACATAACACATGGACGTACTATCACAAACATTTCTCTACGACAGGATCATTGCCGGGATTGATGTTCACCCGTCAATTGAGGAACTAATCGAGTTCGAAAAACTTTCAAAACAAATCGATCCGCAATCGGATTTCTCATTTCGCGGTTGTCAACCATGCGTGAATGAAATGATCCGGTTCGTATTCGAGAATAAAAACAAATTAGATGCTATTCAGAAAAATAACAGAAATAAAGCCAAATCCTAATAATCCGCGAACGATTAAGGACGAAAAGTTTGAAAAACTTGTCAAATCCTTAACCGAATTCCCGGACATGTTGGAAAAAAGGCCGTTGATTTGTTTCACCGATACCGATCAAAAGTTGGTTGTCCTGGGTGGAAACATGAGATTAAAGGCGGCAAAGCATATCGGATTAAAGGAGTTACCGGTGATCCTGGCGGACGATTGGACGGAGGAACAAAAGGCGGAGTTTTTGATAAAGGACAATGTCGGATTTGGTGAGTGGAATTGGGAGGAATTAAAATCGGATTGGGATGTTGAGCAGTTGAACGATTGGGGATTGGATATACCTGACTTTAAACACGAAGAAGAAGCGGAGGAGGATGACTATGAAATACCCGAACATTTAAAAACGGATATTGTTCTCGGGGATATATTTGAAATTGGTCAGCATAGATTGATTTGCGGAGATAGTACTCAGACAGATACTTTTGCAAAACTATTTGAAAATCAATTAGCTGACTTAGTTGTAACCGACCCACCATATAATGTCGCATACGAAGGCAAAACAAAAGATGCGATGACTATACAAAATGATAGTATGTCAGATGAATCCTTTTATCAATTCCTTTACGATTTCTATACTGCTTTAGGAAGTTATACCAAAGCAGGAGGTGCTTGGTATGTTTGGCATGCCGATTCCGAAGGTGCAAACTTTAGGTTAGCAATGAAAAAATCAGGAATTATGGTAAAGCAATGCTTGATTTGGGTTAAAAATAGTATGGTTATGGGAAGGCAAGATTACCAATGGAAGCACGAGCCTTGTCTATATGGATGGAAAGAAGGTGCAGCACATGGTTGGTATTCAGATAGAAAGCAAACAACCATATTAGAGTTTGAAAGACCAAGCAGGAATGCGGAACATCCAACAATGAAACCAATACCACTAATCGCATACCAAATAAGCAATAGTAGTAAGCAGGGGGATATAGTTGCAGATGCTTTTGGCGGTTCGGGTACTACAATGGTCGCAGCACATCAATTAAATAGGAAGGCATATCTTGTTGAATTTGACCCTAAATACTGCCAGGTTATTGTTGATCGCATGCGTAAACTGGATCCATCACTAAAAATAAAACGCAACGGACATGCCATTTAAAAAAGGAGTAACACCGCCGGGGGCAATCCCTTTTGAAAAGGGTCGATCCGGAAATCCGAAGGGCAAGCCTAAAAAATTAGTCAAACAATTAAAGGAAATCGGCTACACAAAAAGCGAGGTTTCCGAAACGATCAATGTCATGTTGGCAATGACAATCGAACAATTAAAAACAATCTACGAGGATAAAGACACGCCGATATTGGAAAAGACAATCGCGGCGGCGTTAAAAAAATCATTGGAAAAGGGATCGCTTTATTCAATCGATACGTTGTTGAATCGTTCACAAGGCAAACCGGCGGAAACAATCGACATGACGCAAACAATGATCGAGCAGCCATTATTTGGGGAGCAATGATATGTTTCAGTTTACGACTGCAATTAAAAAAATACGCAATCTAAAGAAATTCACGCGCGGCGTCCAGGGCGGAACGTCGGCCGGGAAAACATACGCCATCATTCCCATATTGGTTGACATCGCCGCCAAAACGCCGTTTTCGGAAATATCAGTTGTGGCGGAATCGATTCCGCATTTGAAGCGCGGCGCAATGAAGGATTTCAAAAAAATAATGTTCGAAACCGGGCGGTGGTTCAAAGATCGTTGGAACGCAACGGATTTCAAATATACTTTCGGCAACGGATCGCAAATCGAGTTTTTCAGCGCGGACAATGACGCAAAGTTGAGAGGGGCCAGGCGCGATTGGTTGTACATGAATGAGTGCAACAACATGACATTTCATTCATATACGGAATTGGCGTCACGTACCAAACAAGGTGTGTTCCTCGATTGGAACCCGACAAACCCGTTTTGGTTCCATGATGAATTGATCAATGATCCGGATGTCGATTTCTTGATTATCAACTACACCGACAACGAGGCATGCCCGGAATCGGCGTTGAATTTCATTTTGAAGGCAAAAGAAAAGGCGGACGGCGGTTCCGCGTTTTGGGGCAATTGGTTCCGGGTGTATGGATTGGGTGAAATCGGTTCCCTGGATGGCGTTGTCTTTTCGAATTGGCAACAATGCGAATCAATTCCGAAGGATGCGCAATTCATCGCGTATGGCCTGGATTGGGGGTTCACGGCTGATCCGACGGCATTGGTCGAAGTTTACCGATACGATGGCCGGATTTACATCAACGAGTTATTGTACCAAACCAAATTAACCAACGCCGAAATTGTGGCGCGGTTGAAACAATACGGGATAAATTCATCCCGTTGCATCGTTGCCGATTCCGCCGAACCGAAATCTATTCAAGAGTTGACCAACGCCGGGTTTTATGTTGAGGCGGCCAAAAAGGGGCCGGATTCGATTAAGGCATCCATTGATCGGTTGCAAGGTTATGAAATGAGGGTCACCAAAAGTTCGTTGAATATCATCAAGGAATTGCGCCAATACCGGTGGGCAAAGGATAGGGAAGGCCGGTCATTAAACGCGCCGGAGGATATCCTAAACCATACCATTGATGCGATCCGATATGTTGGATTGAATAAATTATCGCAATTTGAGGCCATCGGCGAATACTCATTCGCGGACGATTATTGATGTTGTGTTGTTAGTTAAGGTACGGCCTGGATGTTCATCCGGGCCTTTTTGTAATATGGCCAAACACCGCCGCAACAAACCGGCCAAAATTGCCACAATAGGCATGACGTTGGCGGATTACCAAAGGATCGCAGCATTTTGGAACGAGGGCGACGACGAGGTTTCTCAAATCGCCTGGATCGTCATGGACATGTATGGCATGACATACGACGAGGTCAATGAAATGGATCCTAAATTGTTTTTGAAGTATTCCGACCGGGCCGCCAAACAATTTCGCAATATCGAAAAACGCCCGTTTTGGTCCAGGTTTAAATTCGAAACGGACGCATCCAAAATAACATTGGGACAATTTGTAGAGATACAACATTTCATCAAAGCCGGCCAAGTTGATGCAATGCACCTGGTCGGCGCATCCATATGGGACGACAAACGGCCACATGTAGACAAGGCCGAAATATTACTGAAAACAAATATCCGCCATGTTTTACAAGACATTTCGAAATTTTACATTTCATTTGCTGCGTTCGTTGATTCATACAAAGGCTTATTTGAAGCGGAGGAAATTGAGGATGAATCGGACGAGATAGCAAAACCGGAAAAACCGCATCCGTTCATCGATCAATACGGATGGATTTATTCCGCCAAACAAGTGGCCGACCATGAGGGCGTCACATTGGACGAGGCGTTTGACTTACCGGTTGTCCAGGCGTTCAACGATTTGGCATATTTGAAAGCGTTCCAATCCTATCAAAAACATATTAACAAATAATGGCGAATATATCACGGGTACAACATGAGGCGTTGGCGGATGGATTCCTGGATCTATTGGGCGAGGATGCGCAAAACTTTGAACCGGTAAAACTGACCGATGTCAACAATACGGTTGTACAATTAGCGGCCAAATATATTGACATCGTTTCCAATAAGATCAACGAAAAGGATGTTGTATCATCCGGGAACATGGCCGATTCGATGGCGCCAACATCGTTGTCATTCGATGGCAAAACATATACGATCGGAATCACGGCGCCGGATTATTCATCGTATCAAGACGAGGGCGTCAATGGTTGGGCCGTTGATCGCGGATCGCGTTTTTCATTCAGAACACGCGGTGTTGATCCCAACGGCGAAATGGTCAAGTCGGTAAAACAATGGATCGCTCGCGAAGGCGCATCCGCCAGGAACGTTTCAAGGGCCGTAACGGCAAGGGAACGCAAAGGGCAAGCAATGCCCGACCCAACAACACGCGCCGCCGTACGGGCGTCTTATTTCATTAAAAAGAAAGGTATAAAACCGCGGCGGTTTTGGAAAGAGGCGACCGAGGAATTTCAATCGGTTATGGAAAATGAATTAGGCATCGCCTTAAAAATTGACATAATAAACTGTATCACAAAATGACATTCGAATTTACACCCGTTCAATATTCCGCGGTCAATGATCCATTGGTTTACGTGGTTTACGATGCGCATGCCGCAAGTCCGATAACATATCCAAATTACAAATATGTGGCCGAACTTGAAATCAATGGCATTCAGGTATTCAAAGGAAAGTATTTCCCACATCCAACATCGAACCGCGGAATCATTGATTTGGGCGCCGTGATCCGAGAATATTGCGTGCAATCTTTTGGCGCCGATGTTGGGGGCGCAATGTTGGCCGATGAAATGGGTGAAGGGGAATGGCGCGTTTCATGCGTTGTGAAAATACGCGAGGAATACGGGACGACGACATCGGCCGTATTGATTACCGATTCATCACGGGTTTTTTACAATTACTACAACGGCCGATATCCGGGTTTCGAATCAATATCGAATTACGATGACGATGTGATTTCCGATCGGCCGGCGCCAATCGAATTAACATTCACAACGGGGAATTATTTTATCCCATACTTTGCCGAATTATCAACGGCGTTCAATGTGGTTGTGACGGGCGGAACGGCGACGCGTACAAAGGTAATAACGCCGACGACGACGAACACGATGCAATTGATTAACATATCGCCATCGGCCATCAATGATGAATATCCGGGTAATTTCACAACATCAACGACGGGATATTCGGTTCAAGTCGGTTCTAAAACTTACCAGGTCACAATCGTTTGCGCCGGATTATATAAAAACTATTTCGTGCATTTCCTTAACAAATGGGGCGGCTATGAATCAATGATGTTCAACAAGGTATCGCGCAAAACATACGATGTTGAACGGAAAACATACAAACAATTGCCATACCGGGTAAGTGCAACCGGGGCCGTAACCGTGTTGAACAATTACACGATGTACAAACAAACGACGCAATTCGCCGGAAGGTTCCGTGAAAAGTTGCGTTTGAACACGGACATGTTATCCGATGCACAATATCAATGGTTGTCGCAATTGGTGACATCGCCGGAGGTGTTCATCGAGGATGATGGCGAACTTTATCCCGTAATTATAACGGCAAACAATTACGAATTCAAGGAACATATTGTTGATGGCCTGGTGAATTTGACGATTGATGTTGATTTCGGGGCAACCTACAAAACGCAATTCCAATGATCCAATTGTTTATAGAAAAACAACCGATTGATATCAACGACGCATTCAGTACGTTGTTGACATTGTCAATCGATGACATTAAGGATTTCGGGGCGAAAAACACAACGTTTTCAAAAACAATCATTTTACCAGGTACCAAAAACAACAACAAGGTTTTTGGAAACATATTCAACACGAACGCGCGCAACGATTACAACCCGGCGGAATCTAATTTCGGAAACAATTTCAACCCGGCGGTTTCCGCGGATGCAATTATATTTTCGGACAACATGCAAGTTTTCAAAGGCGTTTTCCGAATATTGGAAATCATTGTCGAGGATGGATTCATTGAATACGAATGCGCGGTGTTTGGTGAATTGGGTGGATTCATCGCAGCGTTGGCAAATAACAAAATCGAGGATCTTGATTTCAGCGCATACAATACAACGTGGACATATGCCAATATCACGAATTCATGGAACACCATTGCCGGATCCGGCGTATTATTCCCGTTGATTGATTACGGATCGGCATCGACAAACAAAGTTGATTTCAATTTTGACACGTTGCGCCCGGCATTATACGTTCGTGAAATATTGGAAAAGATGATCACGGCGTCCGGTTACACCTGGGATTTCCCGGCGTTGTCATCGGACATGTTCAATCGAATGATTGTTCCAAACAATCAAAAAGAACTTTATACAACAAGCAACACCGCATTCAAGGGTATTGTCACCGATTATACGTATTCAACGGCAACGGACGTGAAATTCACCGGTGTAACACTTGGCAGTTTTACATTGAATGCCGGAGGTGATGTTTTGACATACGGCGGAGCGACCGCAATAACGACAAACATATCGTTGATGATTAGCGGTCAATTCAACAATATTGATCCAAATAATTCATATGTGTATTTTGAATTCATAAAAAATACAACATTGATTGCAACCGAATCAATTTACGTTGCATATACGCCGTATTATTTCACGGTCAATTTATCCGTTTCAAATGTTACAATCAATCCAGGTGATACGTTTGTTGTGGATGTTGTGGCAAATACAAACAGTTACCGATTGTATGGCGATGATTTTAAGATTGAAACAACGACACCAACCCAGGTGAAATTGAATTATGGCGATACGATTACGATCAATGATTGTGTTCCGAAGGGTATATTCCAAAAGGAATTTTTTTCATCGATATGTAAAATGTTCAATCTTTATGTATTCGAGGATTATGAAACCGATAAAAAATTAAAGGTTTTACCATTCGTCACATTTTACGAGGATGCAACATCCGTGGATTGGTCTTTAAAAATTGATCGGTCAAAGCCGATGCGAATCAAGCCGATGTCGGAATTAAATTCACGTTATTACAATTACAAATTCAAATCCGACAATGATTTTTATTCGGAAAACTATCGAAAGAAATTCAATGAAGGATATGGCGATTATATATTCGACACCGGGTATGAGTTCGCGAAGGAAACACAATCGGTTGAATTGATTTTTGCCAATTCGGTTTTGACACGGATCACCGGTGTTGATAAAACGATATCGTCAATTTATAAATTGTCGAACGAAAACACAAAAGAGGATCGAATCGATTCAGTGATTCGGATAATGCAAGCCAAAAAAATCACCGGGGTAACATCCTGGGCGATTAAAAATGGCGGAACAACATTGGGGTCTGGGACCGCGTACGGTTACGCCGGACATTTGGACGATCCGACAACGCCAACGTTTGACCTTTGTTTCGCGCCGCCGCAGGAATTGTCATTCACGATATCAAATTACACGGCAAACAATTTGTTTAACAATTATTGGAGTGCATACATGGCCGAAATAACCGACAAGGATTCCAGGTTGTTGTCTTGCACTATGAAATTGGCGTTCAAGGATGTTTATAAATTGGATTTTGCAAAATTGATTTGGATCGATGGCGTGTTGTACCGGTTAAACAAGATCAATGATTTTAACGCAACGAACGAGGATGTTTGTTCCGTGGAACTTTTAAAAATAATTAATCGAATATACTGATGGCGGACATAAATATAAAAGCGCAGTTACAAGTTGACACTGGTAATTCGGCGGAAAAGATAGGCAAAACGCAAGATGCGATAAAAGGGGCATCAACGCAAACAAAGGATGCCGGGGCGTCTTTCGGCAAATTAAAGGGCGAATTGGGCGCATTGTCACCGGCGTTGGGCCAGGCGTCGCAGGGTGTTGGCGCATTGACGCAAGCGTTCAATATTTTGAAAGCGAATCCGATCATCGGCGTTTTTGCATTAATGGCCGGCCTGGTTGTTGCGTTGTTCCAAAAGTTCAAGCAAATGGAGGGCGTTTCCGATTCGTTGGGAAAGTCATTCGGCACATTATCCGGCGTGTTCAATACGTTCATCAATGGTATTTTGACGCCATTGATCGACGGGTTTACATGGTTGATTGAAAACGTGACCGGCGGATTGATTACCGTACTATCTAACTTAGGAGTAACTACGGAAAAGACGGCGCAGCGTTTCGGAGAGATAACGGAAGCTTTAGACGATTTAGAAGACGCGCAGAAAAACTCGGCTATAGCGACGGCGGAGGCTAATCGTAAATTACAGGAAGCTCGGGAGATAGCAGCAGACGCTAACGTACCGGTAAAGGAAAGGATTGCGGCTCTTAAAGAAGCTGCTCGTATCGAGAAAGAGGAGAGCGATAAAGTAATAGCTATAAACCAAACTAAGGCTCGGCTACTCCTTGAGTCTATGGCTATCGAGTTAGGTGCTCGGGCGGACGTTATTAAATCTATTCGAGATGGTTCTATCGAATCACTAAAGGCAGCTCGTTTAGAGTTAATGAATATGAAGAACGTCGATAAGGAGAAGTTATCTCAGATCGACGCTATGATTATTGCGGCGGAAGACGCTGCGGCTCAGAGTTCTAAGATCGCTAAGAAAACACAGGGGCAGATTACTTCGATAGAGAAAGAAGAAGAAGATAAAAGAAAAGCAATAAGAGAAAAAGCTGCGGCGGATAAAAAGAAAGCGCACGAAGACGAATTAGCTAGAATTAAAAAAGAACGCGACGCGTACTTGGATCGCATAGCAGCCGGGAGGTTAGGAGAAGAAGAACAGACGGCTATAGATAATAGACGTAAGGAATCTATAAAGAGTATAGATCCGGTTATTAAAGGTGCGGCAGAATTAAATATTCAAGCGATAGGTGCGGTATCTAACGCTAATACAGAAGCTGCGTTAAAGAAGAAAAAGCAGGATGACGAAGACGCTGCTAACGTAGAGATAAGAGAACAATCTAAGCGCGACGCTCTTAAAGGTACCGGAGAAGCGCTAAACGCGGTAGGAGAAATTGTAGGTCGGCAAACGGTAGCTGGTAAGGCCCTAGGTACGGCTACGGCGTTAATTAATACCTTCTTAGGTATTACCGAGATTTGGAGAAATAAAACCGTACTACCCGAGCCTTTCGGTACGATCTCTAAAGTAGCGGCTACCGTTACGGCTGCGGCTTCCGGCTTTGCGGCGGTTAGAGGTATAATGAGAACTCAAGTACCGGGAGGCGGTGGAGGATCTGTGCAATCCGTACCTTCGGTATCCACGGCTACCGCTCCGTTACAACCGCAGTCGTTAGGTATGCAATTAAACTCGGCTTCTATACAGGGGATCGGAAACGCTGCCGCAGGAGGGGTTAATAGGGCTTTCGTATTAGATTCGGATATAAAAGATAATCAAGAAAGACAAGCAAGACTTCAGAGAGCCGCTAGATTAGGATAATAAAAAAAAATATATAAAATGAAAAAGTTACCCGTTTACGAAATGCTTATCGACGAAAATGTCGATAGCGATATGCAAGTAGATTTTATCGCGCTCGTGGATAAACCTGCGATTAAAAAAGATTTCCTAAAATTTAGCGAAGATTTTGTTGAACCATCTAAAGGTGAAAGAGAGACAGAATTTATACCAAGGTGCATATCTTATATTGTAGGTGAAGGAAAAGACAACGAACAAGCTGTGGCAATATGTTCATCTATATGGGAACAACATTTTAAAGTAGATCAATATGATAATTTTGGTGGAGAAGGATCAGGTTGCAGTGGAGATAATTGTGGTAGACCAGCTGGCAGTAGTAACACAGTTGATAGTCAATCTAAGAGTATTGTATCAGATTTGGAATCTGGAAAAAGTCCAAGTGTCAGTGATTTAACAAAGTTGTATGATGAAAACCCTAAAGCAGCGGCTATTATAGAAGATTTGTCATACAGTTTACAAACATCATATAAAAACCTAGATAACGAGCAGAAGGATATATTTGATAAATTATCAACTAGTAAGGACTATGAATTGTATAGAACTGATACAAGATATAATATTAGTAATACAAAACCTAATGATATACTAGATTTTGATAGATCTCCAACTTTTGTATCTTCTGATGTAAACTATGTAAAAGATTATGTAAAAACACAGGGAAATAATGATTCTATAATTGTTTTTCCTAAAGGAACTAAATCAATTAGACATAAAGGAGAAAGGAACCACGAGGTAATAAATGGAAAATATGAAGTAGATAAGATAGTTGATAATCAAATAATCTTAAAAAACAAAAAAGTTAAATCGTCTTTCAGTAGGGCATTTGCAATCCAGGACGAAGAGAAGCGTATTATATCTGGTCCGTTAATGATTGCAAATCAAAAGATATATCGTACCGATCCGGAAATGGGAGATTATGAAGTGTATTTTTCACCGGAAACAATAAAGAAAATTGCCATCAAAATGGCTAAAAAAGGATTTCACAACAATGTTAATTTGATGCACAACGCCGACATGAAGGTTTCCGGGGTGACATTGTTTGAGGTTTTCCAATCGGACAAAACCCGTGGCATCCGCCCAATGAAAGGATTTGAGGATTTGGCCGACGGAACATTGTTTGGTTCAATGTATGTTGAAAATCCGGTGGCATGGCAAATGATCAAAGACGGATTCATCAAGGGATTTTCCGTTGAAGGCAATTTTGGAATGAAGAAAAAAGATGAATACGCCGAACAATTCCAAAAAATAGTTGACATTTTAAATTCAACAAAGTTTTAAAAACGTACACAATCAAAAAAGAATTATCACATGACACCCAAAGAAGCAGTCGAAAAAATTCGCACAATGATATTTGGCGATGAAGAAAAGCAAGTCGCAACACCGGCACCGGCCGAGCCGTTGAAATTTGCGGAATACAAATTGAAGTCCGGAGCGATCGTTGAAGTTGACAAAGTCGAGGTCGGCGGATCGGTTACATTGGGCGGTCAACCGGCACCGGATGGCGAACATGAGTTCGAAGATGGAACCAAAATCGTTGTTTCCGGCGGATTGATTACCGAAGTAAAAAAACCCGAGGCAGCGCCCGTTGTCGAGGTTGAAGTTGAGGCTATGAAAAAACTACCTGGAATGTTTAGCGAAATGGCGCAAGGTTTTGCGGCCGCAAAAACCGACATCGCCGATTTGAGATCAACGATTGATGAGCAAAAAAACACAATTGCAAAACAATCCGAAACATTGAAACAAATGTTTCACCTGGTGGAAACCATCGCGAATTCATCCATACAAACACCATCCGAGCCGGTAAAAGGTTTCGATGAATTGTCGCCGTTGGAAAAATTCCGCGCACAAAAAAACTTTTAAATGGCATTAAAAATAAAAGATGGCGTTTCGATTTGGGCCTATGGCAAAGGATCAAACCCGTTCACATCGGAATCAAAATTGAGCCAGGAACAATTGGAGCATTTGCAACAAAGGTTTCCGGATCAAATCGAGGAAACCGAACAACAAGAAAAGAAATCTTTAAAATCTAAAACAAAATAAAATGGCAATTTCAGCAAGTATTGTTGACATACGCGGTAAGGCATACGAGCCGGTATTGGAGGAATTATTATTCGAAAACAAAACCATTTCCGACAATTTGGTTTCGTTTGAAAGCGATGTGAAAAACGAAAGTATTTTCACCGAAAACACAAACGCGGTTACATTGCAGGCGTTTGCATCCGGCGCGCCAACAAGCCAGGGTACAATAACCTTGAATGACACATCCGTGACGCCAACCAAAGTGATGTATTATCAAGAGTTCGACCCGAACACATTGAGGCCATCAAGGTTCAAGCGTAGCATGAAGCCGGGCGCATGGGAAATGATGTCAACCGAATTTGAACGCGTTGTTTTGGCCGCATACGGAAAAGAAATTTCAACCGATGCCGAGACAAAATGGTGGAGTGGTATTACCGCCGCAACAAAAACCGCAATTGCAGCGTTGACACCAGGCACCGGCCAGGGTTCAGTTGGAGCCGCCGAGCAAACATGGGCAGCCGCACAAACCGCCACACAATTTGATGGCGTTGTTGCGAAAATGATTTACAATAACGGCGCATTGGGAACCAGGGTAAAAGTTTTGGGAACCACAATCGATGCCACTGATGTTGCCGCAGAATATGCCAAAGTTTACGCCGCAATTCCGGCCGTAGTTTTGGCACAAAGCGAAAAGCCATATTTGTACGCGCCATATTCGCACAAACAATTCATTAACATTTTCAATGTTAGTGCAACATATCGCGATTTGTTTAGCGTTGATATTAAGGCCGATAAGTATTTTTACAACGGCGTTGAAATCAAATTTGTTCCCGTTCCCGAAAATTGCGTAATCGCCGCGTTGCCATCAAACTTGATTTGGTGTACTGACCTGGTTGCTGATATTAACAGAATGGAAATCAACAAGATCGCGAACAACCGTGAAGATATGTTTGTAAAACACATTTTCACCATTGCAGCACACGTTGCACGCCAGGCGAACAACGTTTTGTATCTCGGTTAATTGATTCAATAACGGGGCCGGACATAACAATCCGGCCCTAATATAAATATAATACTATGCCATGTAATTTGACGCAAGGATACAACCTGGATTGTCGGTTCAATTTCGGCGGAGTTAAGGAAATTTACGTGATCGAATACGAAAACGTTTCCGCAATTACCGAAGTCGCCGGAGTTGTTACTGTTATCACAAAGGTTGCAACAAAGACATTCAAGAAATATAATTTGATTGCGCATACCGCCGAGGCCGATGAGGCGTTTGCGGGTAGTCGCGAAATGGGAACATTGTCGAACAAACAAACAATCAAATTCCCAATTAACAAAATGACAACCGCCGTTCGCAACGAATTGATGTTGTTGGCACAAAATAGGTTGATATTTGTTTACGTTGATGAAAACGGAACCGGTTGGATGTATGGCCGTGAATACGGATTGATGGCCGACACATTCGCTGCAAAGACCGGAAAGGTTTTGGCGGATCGTAACGGATACGAACTATCATTCAGCGGTGACGAGAAAAACCTGGCCTATGAGGTGAACGCAACCGCATTGGGTACTTTGACGACATAGATTTCATGTTGTGGGTTGCACATGATACAACGAGGGGCCGCCGTTAATTTGGCGGCCTTTTTTATTTCAACAAACGAACGATTTTTGCCACAATGAGAATATGATCGTTTACACCATCGGACAACAATCGGAAACAATCGTCACGTTGAATGAATCAACGACGATCACGAATCCGTATTATTTGTTTGTGTTCACGAACGTATCAACAAAAGTTGAATACAAAACCATTGTAAATTCAACATCCGATACAAGCGCATTCCCGGAACGTGCGAATATTTACAATTTCAATACGATTACTTTATTTTCAACCGCGCAGGCCGGTCAATATTCATACGATGTGTACGAACAATCAAGTTCCGTGAACACGAATCCAACCGGTTTGAACTTGGTTGAATGTGGCAAGATGCTATTGAACCCGTCCGCAAACATAATACAACAAGGCTATGAACCAACGACGACATACAAAGGATACGCCGGTTAAATTAGCCGAGGGCGATATCATGGAGGTGGGTTCGATGCAATTCGCGGATTCACGAATCCCGTTGATGGAAATCAAACGCGGATTGCCATTCGTTCCATTTGGCGATCGAAACGATTATCCAACATATCTATTGTGGTTATATAACAAATCCGCCAAACACAATGCCATTATCAATGGCAAATGTGTTTACATCATGGGCAATGGGTTGACAACCGATTCCGATCCGGGGAAATTGTTTTTGCAAAAGGCCAACGAAAAACAATCATGGGATCAATTAATGAAATTGGCATGTTTGGATATTGAAAATTTTGGAGGCGTTTATTTCCAGATCATTCCAAAACTTGCCGGTGGTTTCAACATTTACCACATGTCATATGACCGGATCCGGACGAACGAAACGAACGATCGGTTTTATTATCGCAAGAAATGGAACAACACATGGGAACAACCGGAAAGCGAATTCCCGGCGTTTCATCCATCATGCACAACCACATCAATATTTTATTTTAAGGAATACCGATGCGGAAAAAATCCATATGCGTTGCCATCATGGGTTGCCGCATGCAATTGGGTTGAATCCGACATCGAGGTTTCGCGCCATACATTGACCAACGCAAAGACGGGATTTAGCGCATCGAAATTTATTAATTTCTACAACGGCGAACCGGATGAAGATAAGAAAAGAAAGATCACGGCCCGGATGGAAAACGCCGCGACCGGTGCGGAGGGGAAAAAATTGTTGATTGCATTCAACAATGATCCGGCAAAAAGGCCGACCATTGACGATTTGGGGCAATCGGATTTGACAAAGGAAAATTTCGGTGGCATAGATAATTTGATCACGAACAACATTTTCAGCGGACATAACATCACACATCCGTTGTTGTTTGGTATTCAACAAGAGGGGAAATTGGGTTCCGCAACCGAATTGAAAACGGCATACGAGATATTCAAGAATACATACGTAACGCATAAGCAAAAACAAATCGAGGAAATAACCGGATATTTTTCCGGGGTTGCCGGCATCGATGCGGAATACAAGTTGAAGGATGTTGAACCGGTGGGCATGGAACTTGATCCGGTGCAATTTAAGGAGTTATTACCGAAGGAATGGATATTGGAGAAGTTCGGAATTGATCCGGCAAAATACGGCATACCAACGGTCGCAACGAACGTTCAACCGGAACAATTAGGAAACGAAACATTGGTGAAATTGTCGGGCCGTCAACAACAAAACCTCATGAGGATTGTCCGGTTATTTAGTCAAGGCAAGTTAACAAAGGGCCAGGCATCAATTCAATTGTCGGCCTATGGATTCACGAACGATCAAATCAATCAATATTTGGGAATCGATGACGATCCGCAAACAAGTGATGAACAATTCATGGAGGATTCCGATGAATTCATCGCCATCATGTTTGAGGAATACGGCGAAGATCGCGAACAATACAACATACTGAAATCGGAAACGTACACGGGCCAAGATGATGATTTCAAAATGTCATTTGCCGCCGTGACGGAATTCACGGAACGCGAGGCAAAGATCATGGAGTTGTTAAAGAAACAACCGGATTTGACGAATAAACAAGTTGCCGAGGCGTTAAAATATGAATTGCAAGTCGTTGACACCATCGTCGATGATTTGGTAAAACGTGAAGTTATTTCCGCAGTAGTTAAGGGTGGAAACGTAGTCCGGAAAATAAATGAAAGATTACCGGCCCAAACATTACCGGAAATCAAAGTTTTGTACACATACGAAAAACGTTCGGATGTTGCCGGGCCGACATTATTACAAACATCCAGGCCATTTTGTCGCCGGATGGTTGGATTAAGTGAAACACGAATGTTTAGCCGCCAGGATATACAAAAATTGTCCGAACGTTTGGGATATTCGGTATTCACGCGCGCCGGTGGATTTTGGAACAACAACGGAACGATTGAATTCCATTGTCGTCACGCGTGGATTAAGCATGTAGTAATTAAGAAAAAATAAAACAATGGCCACAATCACATATTTGATCTTGCCGTCCGTAATTAAGGAACGCATGTCGTTGCACGACAACATCGATGATAAATTGATTTATCCCGAAATTAAGGCCGTTCAAGACCTTTACATCATGCCAATATTGGGGTCGACATTATTCAATAAGATATTGAACGACATCGCCAACAATACATTGGCGGGAAATTACAAATCATTGGTTGATAATTACGTTGTCGAATGTTGTTGCAATTACGTAATGGCGGAATTGCCGGAGGGGTTGAACTATCAATATTGGAACAAGGGCGTTTCGCAAAAGACGGTTGAAAACGCAACACAACCGACCATGTCGGAAATGTATTCCATCGTTGCCAAATACAAATCAAGGGCCGAACATTACGCAAAGATGTTGCGCAATTATTTGATTGAATACGCGGACAATTATTTTCCGGAATATTTGAATTTTGTTTCCGGCGTTGATGTCGTTCATCCCGAACGCGCGTCCTATACATCGCCAATTTATTTGGGTGATGAAACGGAAATTCCGCGTGATGATTATTCATTGAATAAGCGTCCACCGGCGGGGTACAATTCCAATGATCCATATTATATTTAATGCCTAAAAACACTTCAAAAAAAAACGAGAAAAAGTTGCGTTTATTTTTAGCGCAACAAGAAAAAACAAATGACATTAAAGCAAACCATATCAAGATTGCAAGACCTGGCGGAAAGCCACAAACAAATTAACTATTTTTTCATCGGTGGATTCGATGAATTTTTAGACGATGAGGATGTGACATATCCGGCATTATTTTGCGAATTGAAACCGGATTCAAATATATCGTTGACGAACCGCGTTGCGAATTTGAATTTCACGTTTTATTTTTTTGATTTGATGGATACGGCCAATAGATCGTTGGCTAATGTTTGGGATGTTACGTCGGATATGGCATCGGTGGCTCAGGATTACATCGCGTTGTTAAAGGATCAAGATTATACGGATTGGGAGGTGGGCGATGATTACAACATGACGATCCGCGATTATGAATTGCAAGATTTGACATGCGGCGTTTCGGTTGATGTTACTATCGGAATACGATTTGATGCCAATCGTTGCCAAGTCCCGACAACTTTTTCATTTGCGGAATACGCCGGTTCATCACTTACATTGAAACAAGTGGTGGCCCGGATTGGACAATTAGCCGTATCGCACAAACAAATTAATCATTTCTACATTGGGAATTTCGATGAATTTCTCGACGGCCCGGATGTAACATATCCCGCGTGTTTTGCGGAATTGGATCGAACCGGCGTGATAAGTTTAACGGATCGCCTTTGCAAATATTCATTCACATTCCATTTATTTGATTTGATGGATATTTCAAACAATGCGTTGGCGAATGAATGGGAAATTAAATCCGATATGTTGTCCGTTGCGATGGATTTCCTGGCGATGCTTAATTATTTCGGGTTTCAACATTCATGGGTGATCGGTGAAGATTACGCGATGAATATCCGGGATTATCAATTGCAGGATTTGACGGCCGGGGTTTCCGTCCAGGTTGAAATTGGCGTTCGATTTGATGCTGATAAATGCCAGGCGGTTGTTGATATTGGGGATTTCCTTTTGTGGAGTGATAATCAATATTTCTTAATTGATGACGATGAAAAATTAAAATATGGCTAATAAAAAAATAAACCAGTTAGATAGTAGATCTGGCGCATCGTTATCAGATTTATCTTTAGTTGGTGATCCGATAAACGGGGTATCATATAAATTAACGTTGACACAAATATCAACGTTGATGGGCGTTCCCGGTAAGTTTAATCAACCTACCGGAACAACATCACAATATCTTCGAGGGGATGGCTCATTAGCTACGTTTCCGGTTGTCGGAAATGGTACTGTCACTTCAGTAGATATGTCCGTTCCAACGGGGTTAACCATTTCGGGTAATCCTATTACAACTTCTGGAACATTAGCGGTTGGATTTGCAAGTGGGTATTCAATACCTACAACGGCATCCCAAGCAACTTGGAATACCGCTTACAATGATAGCATAGTTAGTGCAGCAGTAACGGGAACAACTACAAAGACACTTACACTTAATCAGCAAGATGGTGGAAGTGTAACGGCAAGTTGGAGTGATTTGAACACCGATGCAGTTACAAGTGTATTTGGAAGAACGGGTGCGGTAGTTGCAACGGAAGGAGATTACGCTTTAACCCAACTTGGCGATGTTACTTTGACAAGTCCTACCAATGGACAAGTATTAAAGTACAATGGCACTACTTGGGTAAATAACACCGATACGGACACCGGACTTACTTCGGTTGGTCTTTCTATGCCTTCAGCATTTTCGGTCAGCAATTCGCCTCTAACAAGCAATGGAACACTTGCGGTAACGGGTGCAGGTACATCAGCACAATATGTAAGAGGTGATGGGCAACTTGCCAACT